TGATACATCAAATCCCGTCTGGCCTACGCCTCCGGGGGAGCAGGCCAATTGATATCCGGCGCGGTGCTGGTATCAGTTGCCGTCACCGCGTCAATGTAATCCAGCACAGCGTTAAGTCGGGTGTTTTCTGTCTGCGTCAGCTTCCGCCCGGTCTGCAATTTCAGTTGAATCAGACTAATGGAAGCCATTGCAGTATCAATCAGTGACTGACGCTGTACTTCTGCCGCGCCTACTGCGGCGCTACGCTGTGCCTCGGTATCCGTCACCCATTTCTCACCATCCCATTTATCGTATGGCGTTAATGGGGCGATAGTGGTTGTATTTTCAGGATAATCACCCAGAGCTGTGATTTCTTTCGATTCTCCTGTTTCGGTGCTATAGACGATTTCACCGCGATGGTCTGGCACATATTCCCATGAGTTAAAATCTGCAGAACGGCAAATTGCATAACCAGCTTTATGTGTAACTGGTGCATCTAAACAAGAACATGCCGGGATACCGACGCCAACCGCAAGATATTCAGTTGATGTGGAAATATATTCCCGCGTTTCACCATCATAATTATAAATGGTAATGACTCCCGCTTTTATGGCAATGAGTTCGTTATTTAATACGACTTTATTCATCAGGCAGCCCTCACGATATAATTAAAGGCAATGTTACGAGGACGGTTTTCATTAGCAGTTGGAACTACTTTTGAAGCGTCAAATCCAACCGCCTTTGGATATGTTTCGCCACCAGCAGGTGAAACTTGCAACCCTTTTAATTCAAAGAAACTATTATTAGTTGAATGTTCTAACGGTATCAATGCCCCATAAAAAGAGGCAGTATTTTCCCAAATTGAATAATTTTCTGTATTTACTGTACGCAATCCGCCAGTTATGTTCCTGATGGCATCACTTTGATTTGAAAGCAACGAACGGGACACATCCACGCCTTTGGCGTCATCCCAGCCGCGAATAAACTCACCACGTAAATCAGGCAATTTATTTGTCGGGTAAGCCTTTGCCAGTTCCGGGTATTCTTCAGCAGAAAAAGGCGCACCATTGCATTTCAGCCAGCCTGTCGGTGGTGTGACAGAAGGCCAGGGAACAGGGACACCAACGGGTAATGCTGAGCCTTCTCCCAAACCAANGATAACGCGGCGGTTTCTTCTGCCGTCGCGATTTCCGCATCAAAAGCATCCTGTCTCCAGACTATTTCCTTATCAGCCATAGAACGCAATACCGTTCTTTTCTGTTCAGCCTGAATAATCTGTTGTTCAGCGGAGAGTGGCGGGATATCAATCCACGCAGGATTACCATTTTTATCAGCCCCCAGCGTTTTGCCTTCTGGCGCTACGCCTGTGTAAATTGCCATTGTTTCATCATCAACATCAGCGCCATTTTCAGGCCATGAACCGGCGCTGATATATACATCTTTTAATGCTTCCGGATAGAAAGAGCCTTTATAAAATTTATTCATTCTTAATACCCCAGCGCGATAAAACAACAATCTTCGGTGCCCTCTCCGGATGGCGACCAGTTCTGAATACTGATATGCGTTCTGCTGGCAATACGCACATTCATCGCGGCATTGTAGCCAGATGTTCCACGGTTTCCGGTCGCAAACAAGCCTGCATAGGGAAAAGCAAATGGTAAGGCATATCCAGCATCAGCTCCCTTTTGTGTTGCCACCGTTCCCCACTGCAACATAAGTTTCACCGGGTTTCCTGTCGTCGCAATGCATGGAATGTAGATGTAGCCATTACCTGACATCATTGACCTGAAGCTGTCTAAATCCAGTAACTTCGAGGGATTATCTGCTCCAACATCTCGTGTTGCAGCGGTCCCTAACTGGAGCGCATGTCGGAAGGCTGATACATCAGAAATATCAGATCCATTAGCCGATTTCTGCATAGCTCCGGAGGCTTTATTTATCGTTTCTCCCAAACCAAGGTATGTGAGAAGACCAGCTACATCCTTTCCACTCAAATTGGTAAGCATATTGTCCAGCGGTTGTTTACCTGCCAGCGCATTAAGCATTGTCGTGGCAAAGTTCGGATCATTCCCCAGTGCCGCCGCCAGTTCGTTCAGTGTATCCAGTGCAGCAGGTGCAGAACCCACCATTCCTGCAATCGCCGATTTCACAAAAGCCGTAGTGGCAATCTGTGTATTGTTGACCGACTGCGCCGCCGTGGGGGCTGTTGGCGTTCCGGTGAGTGCCGGACTCGACAACGGTGCTTTTAGTGCCAGCGCATTGTTAATGGTGGTACTGAAATTCGGATCATTGTTAATGGCTGCGGCTATTTCTTTCAGCGTGTCCAGCGTGGCTGGCGCACCATTAATAAGGGCCGTCAGTGCCGCCTGTACAAACGCAGTGGTCGCAACCTGCGTGGTATTATTCCCCGCCGCTGGCGTTGGCGCTTTGGGGGTTCCGGTAAATGTCGGGCTGGCTTTTGGCGCGTACTGTGAATGCGGGTCCGGTGCGGCAAGATGTTTTGCCATCTGATCATCCGCGTACACCTTCAGCTCCAGTGCCTTGTCATCCACATACTTGCGGGTTGCCAGCACTACAGCAGGGTCGATTTTCAGGGTGATATTGTCCGTGCTGCTGGTAATCAGCACCATGCGCACGGTCTGAGTGCGCCCGCTACCTTCAGCCAGTTGCGGCTTATAGCTTTCCGGGCAGTTGCCCACGGCAATCAATGCCCCGGACTCATCAAACAAGCCCACTTCACGTATCCACCAACCGCCCTCGTTTTCAGGGATCACCTGTTCGGCAATAATCTGGCTGCTGTTCTGCGGGTCGATATAAAGCATATTCAGCGCAGCCCGGCGTTTCTCATTTACCAGTGCCGTCTGCCTTGCGTCCGGCGTTGGCAATACTCCACCGCCATCGCCCACCGCCATATGGGTAATTTTTAGCGGCACACCGAGCGCGGCGGCGCTGGCAAGTTTCGCCGCGCCAATATCCGTCAGCAGGGTATAAAATTTTGTGCTCATGGATTCACTCTCATTGTGTCAATAACATGGACCGCCCCGCCTTCATGCGCGGTACCACCGGAAATAATCGTTTCGTTGATATACGGATAGATCGTGATTTCTTCGCCAAGATAGCTGGCGGCTCCCACCCAATGCGGGCCGCTGGTCTGCAGATTGATGGACATGCCGATCATGTGGCGGCTACATGGTTTGGCATCGCTTATCAGTCGCTCAAGTTCCAGATAGGTATCTTCAGTGATGCCCTGGTCCTGCACGCCGATATCCAGGCGAAACGTGCCCGGTGTTTCTCCGGTCTGCCACCACTCAATAATGCGGATCAGGAATCCGAACGGCTCCACCACCCGCCGCACGGCACTGGTGGTCCCTTTATGCTGATGAATATAAAAAGCATCCTTCACCACCTGGCGCTTGACGCTTTCTGTCCAGCCCTCGTCCCAGCGATCCACAGAGAACGCCCAGGCGAGATAAGGCAGGAAACTGACCGGACAGGTTGCCGGATTCCACAAGTCACGAAGCGGCACCTGCAGATCAGAAATCCCGCTGCAGGTTTTCGCCAGTCGGCGCTCCAGTGGTGTTGAACCCGGCGGCAGCAGACTATTCATCCGTTCCTCCGTTGGTTACGCTCCACTGCGTACATGATGCCGCCTGTGTTTTGTTCAGGACCACATCCGCCAGAGGAGAAGCCAGCTCCACACGCTGCACACCCTCAACATGCAGGGCGGCAAAGATGGCGCTACGGCGAATATCCCGACCAAGACGTGTCTGACTGGCGATGTACCTCTGCAGGCTGACTTTTGCCGCTGCCATTACCGGCTCTGCTTCCGGTCCCGGATAAAGAAAAATGGTGGCTTCCACACGGTACGGGATGATTTCTGCGCTGCGAACCGTAAGACGGTCAGCCACCGGGCGGACGTTCTCACTGTTCAGAGCTTTTTCCACCACGTCCAGCAGGTCTTTTTCTGCAGTTCCATCGCCTTCGCGGCTAAGGACAGTCAGCACCACCTCTGCAGGTGCCGGGCTGGTTGCACTGGCATCCGCCACCCGGCCGTCGGCGCTTCGGGCATGAAATTCATAAGCTGCAGTTGGCCCCGCAACAGAAAGCCCTTCAAAGGCTGCAGGCACACGCAGGCGTAACGCTTCATCGCTTTCCATCACAGCTGCAACGGGCGGCACAGCATCATTATCAGCAGGCGTCACCGTCAGGCGTGTCACGTTGTAGTTGGCAGCGAGCTGGTCAAGATCGCCGCCCATCGCGTAAGCCACCATCACCGCCTGCGCGGCTTCGTTAATGCGCTGGCGCAGAAGCAACTCACGGTAAGCGTTCTCCTGCAACAATTTAGTGACGGGTTCAGATTCCAGTTCCAGCGTGCGGATCACGGCTTCCTGCTCATCTTTCGGATGAAGCGCAACAAATTGGGCCTTGCGTTCGGCAAGCAGCGTCTCAAAGTCCGGCACATCCACAATCTGCGGTGCAGGCAACTGCGAAAGGTCAATCGCTGCCATTCTCTGCTCCTGTTGATACGGAAAGGGAAACAGGTACACCGTTATTACGCCGCCCGGTCAGCCCCACCACCATTGAACCGTCAAAATTGCTTTTAATGGTGATGGAATCCAGCGTCAGCCGTGGCTCCCAGCGACTCAGCGCCACATACACTGCCGACATGACCTGCAGGCGTAATGCCGGATTTTGTGGCTGGTCTATCAGTGTCGACAGCAGGGAACCATATTCACGACGGGCAATGCGGCTACCCTGCGGTGTCAGCAGAATGTCCCGCACCGACTGACGCAGATGGTCAATATCAGTAATGGCTTTACCGCTGGTATTGTTCATCCCGATATAAAGCGTCATACCGGGCCTCCGGTTGTATCGCCGCCTTTCAGGACGCCAGTATGCTGATGCGCATCAACCACGATCCCGTTAGAACTCATCGCTCCGCCGCCCTGGGTAACGCCACCATTGATCACCACTTCGCTGTTAATGCGCGTGCGGTCAGCCTCCAGTACAAACTCACTGGTTTTCATGGTGATGTTGTCAGCGGCTTCAATGACCATTGATTTGATGCCCCTGACATACCAGCGCCCGGTGGCGGGTTCGTATTCAAACCAGCCACCGTCAGGATGTTCTGTCACGCAGGCGTCCGCCGACGTCGACGGTGGTGCAAACTGATTCGAATAGACAGCGGGCAGCGCAAAGGCGGTTTCCAGATTGCCGCCCAGACTCAGCAGCACCACCTGCTCACCTTCCGATGGTCGCCACCATGTGCGGGCATTCCCGGCACGCAGCGTCAGCCAGCTAATCCAGTTGGTTTCAAGCTCGCCCGTTTTCACCCGGCAAAGCCAGTTTTCCCTGTCCACTTCGGTGACTACCCCTGTGCGAATCAGGTTGGTGATAAGGCGCATGATTTCGGTTAATTGTGCGTTCATAGGGAAAGGTTGCCATCAGGGGAAGAAAGGCGGCAGTGCTGCAACTTGTATCAGTGCTGATACAAAGATCACCCCGCCAGCCATTGCAGAATCATGTCGCGGGTCATTGCCTCAACATCATCATTTACACCCAGCAGGCGGCGCTCTGCGTAACGGACCTCCGGTCCTTTGCGACTGACGCGATCACGCAGGCCGTAATGGTGAACACGGGCAATACGCTGCACCTTGCCTTCAAACTGTACGCTGGCAGAGTCGGCGCTGGCGGCAGTTTTCAGGTATTTTGTGGTGCGCAGCTTTGCAAACATCTGACGTTTGATGCGCCCCTTCTTGCTGCGTGCTGTTACCCTGCGCGGTTCATAACTGCTGCCATCTGGATTGCGCTGCATCCTGATATTCTGCTGCTGTGTCCGGCGCAGTTCCTGCGCCAGCTGGCGCATCATGCGGCTTCTCGTGGCTGGTTCCAGATTCGCCAGCAAGGCACTCAGCCAGTCGTCCACCTTCTGCAGTTCAGCCACGTTTCACCGTCCACATTTCTTCAGGAGCATCAGGTTCCGCTATAGCTTCAACGCTCGACACACTGCCGTCAGTGCTGACCAGCACACGTTCCGTCAGTTGCAGGTTCAGGCTGATATCACAGACATCGTTGCGCAGAATATCCACCTCAAAGGTGAATAGCTTTTCCCGTAACGCCGGGTTATTGATGGCATCGGGCTGGTTATCCCTCAGCCATAGCAAAACCGGGGCCATCAGCAGATTCTGGTCGCCGCTGAAATCCTCAATCACCGCGTTCAGTGTGTAACGGTACTCCCACGACATGGAGCTGGCCCCCGTGGCAACCAGCGAACCGTTATCCACAAACAGATGCAGTTTGTCCGGGTTATTGCGGACATAAGGCACCGCTTTATTGAGGGCGTGGCGCAGGGATTGTGGTTTGTTCACTGTTTCGCTCCTGACACGCAATAATCATGTCCACTTTGTCTGCACAGACCGCCCAGGCGGCCTCCGTTTCATCCAGCAACGCGTTCAGATCACCGTTAGTGCGCGGCGTTGCCTGCTCCAGCCGACACGGCGTCACTCGCGGACAACCACTGACGGTAAGCCATACCTCCGGTGAGTGCCGGACGTTTCCGCAGCCGGATAATGTCAGCAGGCAAAGGAGTATCAGCCCAGCGGCGTAAATCCTCGTTCTCACGTTTCAGCTCCTCGATCCGGTGTTGTCGTTGTCTCAGCAGCGTGCTGGTCTGTTCTGCTTCGGCATAGAGCCGCGCCTGCTCCCGGTTATTGGTTTCAGTCAGAATGGACAGGCTGATAAGCTGGCTGTTGCTCTTTGCCAGTGCCTGGCTTTTGCTCTGCAGCTCGTCTGCCTGCGTGCTGATGGTCTGGCTGGCATCAGCCAGCCGCCACGTCTGCCAGCCCAGCGCCGCCAGTAATAACGTCAGCACAACCAGCAGCAACCGGTTCATGCTGCTACCTGTTGCGCCATCTGATTACGGGTGATCCAGAAGGCAATAACGGTCAGTAGATAAAAGACCAGGGTAATAGCCCACCCCGTCCAGGCGAGACTTACAACAATCAGCAATCGCATCACCCAACTGGTAAATACGTTTTCTTTTCGGGTAATTGTCTTCAGCAAAGATGCCCTTAACTCCTGCCAGAGCGGGCCATTCTTAATTAACGCAGCCAGTGCTACCGGAATTACCGCCCATGTCAGCAAACAGGCTACCCAAACGCCGGACGCTGCCAGTACCGGAAAAATCCCCTGCGGATACACCATTGCTGCGATTAACAGCGCCATCCATAACATCAGAAACAGTCCGCTGATTAATTTCTTTTTCATTTCAGTTTGCTCCCTGTAAACACCAGGCCATCTCCCGCGCACGGCGGTTATCCAGCCCCTGATTAAAAACACCTTTCACATAAACCCAGCGCGGCAACTGTCGGCATGCATCCGCCCAGCGCCGCTGATTGAGCAATTTCACCAGCGTGGAACTACAGGCATTGCCCGTCCCCACGTTGAAGGCAAACGACACCGTAGCGTCATACACCTTCTGCGGCGGCTGTTGCTTCACACACCTTTCCAGCGCCCGCTCCACTCGTAGCACGTTGGAGATCAGCCCTTCAGCTGCCTGTCGTTCCGTAATAATTTTGCCAGGAATGACGCCCGACGTATTACCAATGCCGTCGGTCCAGACACCCGCGCTGCACTGATACGGCTGCAGACGACAGCCTTCGTAATCGGCGATCAGTTTCAGTCCCTCCACGGAGGTGTGAAGCTGCTGAAAACCCGGCAGCGTGGCAGCAATAGCCAGCACGGCCCCGACAAGGCAGCGTTTAACGATTGATGGATTCATAGTCCTCCCGCGAGATCTGCCCGTCGCGCAGAAGCTGGTAGGCTTTGTGTTTGTAGTACCAGTTGATAGCCAGCATCAGCACACCAATCATCAGGCCGCCCAGCGTTGAGGCATCCTTGATGGACAAATCGCCCAGCCAGGCCAGCACAACGGCGATGCAGTACGTGATAAAGGCGCTGATTCGCTCAAGCGTCATAATTCAGTCCCATAGCTGGACGGTCTGCACGGTGGCGGTGGTCGGAATGTCCGGCAGCTCCACCTGCAGCCCGTGAGGTAAAAAGGGGCCATATTCGGCAAGCCCCGGATTTGCCTTCAGTACCTGCTCCGTGACACCCTGCGTGCGCCCGTAATGACGCCAGCAAAGCGCGTCCACCGTGTCATACTGATGCGCCCGCACTTTCATCAGATAAGCTCCACTGTGCAGTGCGGCGCATCCTGCACCCGGCTGATGGCCCAGCGGGCGTCACGCCACAAATCACCGCTGGATTCCGCCAGTTCCTCGCCTCGCTTCACACCGGATGCCGTGGCGTCATAGTCCTGGTATCGTTCGTTGAGCATGGCGCGTGCCCAGCAGTAAACCGCGTTGAAATAGTGCTGAATGCGCTCACTTTTGCCGTCCAGCTGTTCCGCCGGAACCTCAGCCAGCGAGGCATACCCCAGCATCTGCTGGCGTCTGCGAAACTCATACAGCTCTGCGTTGACCTCCGAAATTGCCGACAGCGCAACCTGCTTTAAACGCGGCTGCGTCACCGTGCCGTCAGTGCGCATGACACTGCGAAACTCCGACAGGTCCACATCAGGCCAGAACGGCGTATTTCTGATGATTTCCGCCTGTTCCGGTGCCTGTTCTGGCGCAACAAACTTCATGCTGCTTTCTCCTGAAATAGAGGGCGGTGGACGGGGTTTTGATGTGGCAGTGCCTTTCGCCACCCCGTGCCGCCCGTGCGCGGGGGCACGTTCTGTCAGCGGCTGTCATTGCGCAGTCTGCGCTCCAGCTGCTGTTTGTCTTTTTTCACGCCACAGCGGGGATCGAGCTGCAACGCATGGTTGAGATGGTTAAGGGCGGAAGCCGGATTGCTTTCACTCAGGAGAGCGCCAATCGCTTTATGCAGACGCGCCCGTGACTGGTCCGGCATATCCAGACCGTCTGTCAGCTCCAGCGTCTGCAGCAACAGATCGGCATCAAAGCCGGTGGCGGCAAGCATTGCGCTCTGCGCCGCGTCTGCCATTTCCTCTGCCAGCACGGTCTGCACATTGCGGTTACCCAGTGGCATCACCCAGCCATGACGCAGGGCATGACATCCGATCTCCAGCGCCCCGGCATAATCTCCGGCATCAATGCGCCACAGCATCACGTACATCAGCACGTCATCCTGTTGAGCGCCTCCGGCAGCCAGGACACCCTCTGCCCAGGCGGCGTACTTCGGCAGCAGCTCCACCTTGATTTCCGCTTTTTTGACCGTGGACTGAACGCCCTTGAGACGGCGGCGGTCTTCCGCCAGTTGCAGCAGCATCAGGTCATAGCCCGATGCGTGGCGAACACTGCCGCCCTCGCGGGCGGCCTGTTCAGCCTGAACGCGCAGGCGATGCTGCCGTGCGGGACTCAGGCTCATGGATTACGCTCCGGTTTCGGCTGCGGCGGCGCTGAAATCACCAATCTGGATGTTTTCCACCAGTGCGGCGCAGCGGTAGTCCTCAACCACATAGGCTTCATTAACGGATTCAAAGTTTTCAATCCGGTCACGTTTCGGGTTGTCGATAACTGAACGGCGGCGGGTGTCTTCCTGCCAGTAGATGGACAGGTTATCCAGACGGGTGATCAGCAGTGCATTCGGCGGGAAGAACGGCGCACGCACGGCCTGCAGGCCACCCATGCGTTTCTGACTGATGATCATATCGGCAGCCAGTTTTTCACTGTTTTCCTGCTCTTTGTTGACCAGTGGGAAATACTTGTCAGACAACAGTTCACGACCGCAAATCACCACCAGATCGTCATCGTCCTGGTAGACCACGTCGATAAGCTCATTAACGGCATCCATCACCACGGCGTCCAGGTTGGCATATTCGCCACCTTTACCGACTTTCACCGCGCCCGGTGTGGTTTCACCGCCCGTGGTGGTGCTGCCCATGACGTGATCCGGTGCATCCTCACGGATTTTCTGTAACCAGCCTTTGTTCACATCCTGCAGCAGCGGGTTTTCGCTACGGTTGGAGGTTTTCGCACGCTTCACGCCGTTAAAGCCGATCATGATGCGGTCCAGTGCCTGACGTTTCACGATGGCGTCACGGATACGCACCTGGAAATCCTGAAACTTCGCCCACAGGTCCAGCTTCGCGTAGGTCAGTACCGTGTCAAAGTTGGTCTGCTCGCATTTGTATTCCACATCGACCATCAGCGTAGGATCGACAGGTTCACGCTCTTTCGCGGTGGTGTCAGTGGTTCCGGCAATGGTGCTGCCAACACCCAACCCCAGCAGCTGACCGGACTGCTCAGTCACTGGCGTGACGTTAATCAGCGTCAGGAAAGCGGCGGACTGCTGGATCTGGTCTTCCAGCGTCTGCTGCACAGACGGCTCCACGGTGAACTTGCTGGACAGTTCTTCAACTGCCACACCGTTCAGACGCGCCAGCTGCTGCAGGTAAGCGTTAAAAGCAAAGCGGGTATTCTTCTTCATCGGGTTTTGTGCTCCATCAGCAATTGGTCAGAGTGTCAACGGGGGCGTTACCGCCTGTTGCACGCTGGCGGTAGTCCTGGCGGCTGTCTTCATGACTCAGCTTGTCCACCAGTTCGTTAAAGGCGGTTTGCTGTGCCTGCAGGGCAGTCTCCAGCTCAGACAGGCGTTCTTCCTGCTCAGACAGGGATTTTTCGGTGCGTGCGCTCAGGTTCTGCTGCTCAGTGGCGACCAGCTCCACGGCCTTATGCACATCAGAGAATCGGGCGTCATCGGACTGCTCTTTTTTGGTAAACAGCGCCGTGACGCGGGCAAACAGGGACGGTTTGTCGTCCTGGATTTCTTCCAGTTCGATCACCGTTTCCTCTGCAGCGGTAAAGAGATTGGCAGGATTCTGCTTGCGGTTTGCCAGTGGGTTATGGGCTGCACTGGCGCTGAATGTCAGCATTTCAGTGCCCAGACTGGCAGGGTCATCAGTGGCAGCCAGGCCGACCAGGTAGGCTTTGCCCGTATCAGCGAACTTCGGGCTGACTTCCATAGAGGTGAATAATTTCTGGCCTTTTTTCACCAGTTCCACCAGGGACTCCGTTGGCTCAACGTCGGCATACAGCGCCATCTTGCCTGCCAGCGGACCTTCCGTGATTTCTTCAGCAAACAGCGCCGTCACCTTGCCGTAGCGGTTAAAGGTGCTGTCCGGCAGATAAGACTTGATGTGCTCAAGGTTAATCAGCGCGGTATACACCGCCGGGTTGTAGCTGGCTGCCATCTGTTCCAGCCATTCACGCTGGATTTCGCGTCCGTCGGTGGTGGCACCTTCCACCCCGATGCGAAAACGCTTTGCTTTCACTGTCATGAGCCGTGCTCCGTTAGAAAAAACTTACTGGAGCCTTATGGTTGCGGTGATGGGGGCAGTGAAACAATGCGAGGTATTTGTACCGACAACCACACAAACCGCAGGCGGGGAAAGCCTTCATTCAAGGCTGTAGGTTTGTGCCATGAACACCACACTGACACCCGCAGATCTCGATCCCCGTCGGCAGGCCATGCTGCTGTACTTTCAGGGATACCGCGTAGCCCGCATTGCTGAAATGCTGGGCGAGAAAGTTGCAACCGTTCACAGCTGGAAAAAACGCGACAAGTGGGGTGACTATGGGCCGCTGGATCAGATGCAGCTCACCACCGCCGCACGCTACTGCCAGCTCATCATGAAGGAGCACAAAGAAGGGAAAGATTTCAAAGAGATTGACCTGCTGGCGCGCCAGTCTGAGCGCCACGCGCGGATCGGCAAGTTTAACAATGGCGGCAACGAAGCCGACTTAAACCCTAACGTCGCCAACCGCAATAAAGGCCCACGCCGTCAGCCGGAAAAGAATGTTTTCACCGATGAGCAGATTGAGAAGCTGGAAGAAATCTTCCATTCCTCCATGTTCAACTACCAGCGCCACTGGTGGGAAGCCGGAAAAACCAACCGCATCCGCAACCTGCTAAAGTCACGCCAGATCGGCGCGACCTTTTACTTTGCCCGTGAAGCCCTGATTGACGCCCTGCTTACCGGGCGTAACCAGATTTTCCTTTCCGCCAGTAAGGCACAGGCCCACGTCTTTAAGCAGTACATCATCGACTTCGCCAAAGAAGTGGAGGTGGAGCTGAAAGGCGATCCGATGGTGCTTCCTAACGGGGCCACGCTTTACTTCCTCGGCACCAATGCCCGCACGGCCCAGAGTTATCACGGCAACCTGTATCTGGATGAATATTTCTGGATACCGAAATTTCAGGAGCTACGCAAAGTGGCTTCCGGTATGGCTATTCACAAGAAATGGCGGCAGACCTATTTTTCCACACCATCCAGTCTTACCCACAGTGCTTATCCGTTCTGGTCCGGTGCGCTGTTCAACCGTGGGCGCAACAAAGCTGACAAGGTGGACATCGACCTGTCCCACAGCAATCTGGCCCCCGGCCTGCTGTGCGCAGACGGGCAATACCGCCAGATAGTCACCGTGGAAGATGCGGTGCGCGGCGGCTGTAACCTGTTCGACCTCGATCAGTTGCGCATGGAGTACAGCCCGGACGAATACCAGAACCTGCTGATGTGTGAGTTCGTGGACGATCTCGCGTCCGTGTTCCCGCTCAGCGAGCTGCAGGCGTGCATGGTGGACAGTTGGGAAGTCTGGACCGACTTTCATGCACTGGCCCTGCGCCCGTTTGGCTGGCGCGAAGTGTGGATCGGTTATGACCCGGCAAAAGGTACGCAAAACGGCGACAGCGCCGGGTGCGTGGTGGTGGCACCGCCAGCCGTGCCGGGCGGTAAGTTCCGCATTCTTGAGCGTCACCAGTGGCGCGGGATGGACTTCCGCGCCCAGGCTGACGCCATCAAAAAACTGACCGAACAGTACAACGTGACATACATCGGCATCGACTCGACAGGTGTCGGTCACGGGGTTTACGAGAACGTGAAAGCGTTCTTTCCTGCCGTCCGGGAGTTTGTCTACAACCCCAACGTTAAAAATGCCCTGGTACTCAAAGCCTACGACATTATCAGTCACCGTCGTCTGGAGTTTGACGCCGGACACACCGACATAGCGCAGTCATTTATGGCAATCCGTCGCGCCACCACCGCCAGCGGCAACCGCCCGACCTATGAAGCCAGCCGCAGCGAAGAAGCCAGCCATGCCGATCTGGCCTGGGCAACAATGCACGCACTGTTTAACGAACCGCTGCAGGGCGAGTCCGCCAATACCAGCAATATTGTGGAGATTTTTTGATGGGAAAGAGTAAGAAGAACCGCGCTGCATCGACGAACCAGATTCAGCATAAAAGCCAGACTTCAGCCGAAGCATTCAGCTTCGGCGATCCCGTTCCTGTTCTGGACCGCCGAGAACTGCTGGATTATGTGGAATGCGTACAGATGGACCGCTGGTATGAGCCGCCCGTCAGCTTTGACGGACTGGCGCGCACCTTCCGCGCTGCCGTGCATCATAGTTCCCCGATTGCAGTAAAGTGCAACATTCTGACCAGCACCTACATCCCTCACCCGCTGCTCAGCCAGCAGGCTTTTTCGCGTTTTGTGCAGGACTATCTGGTATTTGGTAACGCCTACCTGGAGAAACGCACGAACCGCTTCGGTGAAGTTATCGCCCTTGAACCTGCCCTGGCAAAATACACCCGACGCGGGTTAGACCTGGATACCTACTGGTTTGTGCAATACGGTATGACAACCCAGCCGTATCAGTTCACGAAAGGCAGCATTTTTCATCTGATGGAGCCGGACATCAACCAGGAGATCTACGGCCTGCCCGGTTATCTTTCTGCCATTCCGTCCGCCCTGCTCAACGAGTCCGCCACGCTGTTCCGCCGCAAGTATTACATTAACGGCAGTCATGCAGGCTTCATCATGTACATGACCGATGCCGCGCAGAACCAGGAGGATGTGAACAACCTCCGCAATGCGATGAAAAGCGCCAAAGGCCCTGGCAACTTCCGCAATCTGTTTATGTACTCGCCTAATGGTAAAAAAGACGGACTTCAGATTATCCCGTTGTCAGAAGTCGCAGCGAAGGATGAGTTTCTGAATATCAAGAACGTGAGCCGCGATGACATGATGGCAGCACACCGAGTGCCGCCGCAAATGATGGGGATTATGCCTAATAATGTCGGGGGGTTTGGGGATGTGGAGAAGGCAAGTCGGGTATTTGTTCGTAATGAATTAATACCTTTGCAAAAACGTTTCGAAGAATTAAATTTATGGCTAAAAAATAATATTATTACATTCAAAGAATATCAACTATCCCTAGACTAATTAATAACCACCTCTATGAGGTGGTTAACAAGAATAAACCTAATTAATTACTCATCTACTCTGATTTTTTGTTTTTTATTATTTTGAGTTAAGACATTTATGGTAATAGATGTATACGGATGAAAGTCAGGCACTATACTTTTAACCTCTCCATTTTCAAGAAAATGATGTGCTATTGAAGGAAATAAATCAGGATCTACAGGATATTTAGCATTAGGATTATGATACATATTTAAACCTTCTGCCCATGTTTCTGTAATATCGCCTTCTTTCACTTCAAAACTAAATGCTGCTGGATATAATGCCTCTGGGTCATGATCATGGCAGTAACCACTCCTAAATAATCTAAGGTCACTTCTTCCAAAACCAGCCAATTTTCCCATCCGATTAAACTTCGATATAGTACCACTATTAGAACTAAGGACGGCCGAAATATTTTCAGACTCATCCAAGAAGAAAAAGCCTGAAGGAATTTCCTTTTTCTCAAATTGATGCGATATAATTTTCTTAGTTGCTAAACTGTAACATCCATCTTCAGATTTAACATGCTCATAGCGAATACCATAAAGATACTGCCAAAGTGCACTATGGGACCAAATCATAGAGTTTGGTTCATGAAAATCAGCAATTGCGAAAATTAAAGGATTCCCCTTAACATGTTCTAGATCCCAGTATCGAGTTTTCTTTTTCAGTTTAGAATAGAGAGAACTTCCAAATTTAATCGGCATATAATTCTCTATTTTCTCTAGCAATTCTTCCTTACTTTTAGGTTCAGATAGCATTTCAGATGATTGATTAATATCATTCCCTGTTGGATTAACCGTTACAGCTTCAATGCAAATAGTATTACCATACTTACGTGCCACATAATCAGGAGCATTAAACTGCCTATCTAGCCAAAAGTGTTCCTCTCGTAAATATGCGAAAAGATATAACTCCCATAGCCGGGCATCAAAACCTGTTGTCTGAAACTGCTCTATAAAATTCCCGTCGACATCCTCAAAATGATTCATCATTTCCTTGATTATCCCTGTTGCAGGCGACCAGTTCGCGTATTTACCAAATAATGAAAAATGATGATGAAGTTTATCTGGTGTAACTATAGGTGTGAATAAATCCATTGCTTTATAAGTTTCATCACCTTGTGGAAATACTTTTACGTTTAATTTAGTATGCTTCCGCATTAATTTCTTTAGTTTTGCTCGTGCAGAATTCATTTCTGAAACACTAGTAAATAGGTCAATACATCTATATCTCCCACTTAAGTCTCTTGCTAAAACAATACCGCTATAATCTTCATCGATTTGATCCAATAATAGCGCCCCTAGCAGGAACTCTCTCGGACTACAGTACCACTCAAACTCATAGCCTAAAAGTTCAGTATTTGGCATTCTGGTCCAATCAACAAAAGCATTAAACCTCTCTTTACTCATTTTTTTTATATCAAGAAAAGACATCTTTCTACCTCATCACGAAAAAATATTTTTTCCTAAAAAGACTTAAGTTAGCTTAATCTATTGATAAAAAAAAGCTAAGTAACGACCAAATACGCGCGCTCGTATCCCCGCCACGCCTGCCCGCTTTATGTAGTGGTTTTCATGCACCTGCATGATCTACGCAAAAGCCCGCCAGTTCTGGCGGGCCTTAGCAAAAACGATCCTCAAACGATCATGCGATCTCATGCGGCATAGACATGCACTACAGAGCTAACGCCTCGCAAGGGCTCGTTGTTCAACCTTGCTGACGCCAGAAGCAAGTTCAGACGCCAGCAACGTTTCTTAATGCAGCCAGCTGTCGTCTTCCCACACCTTCTGCATAATTTTCATCACTTGTTTTCTTTCTTCGTCCAGTTGCAGTCCGGTTAGTTCCACACCGTTAGAGCTACCTTTGCGAATGCGAATTACCGTTTTGGGATACAGGGGGCGCAGATTGCGGTAAAGCTCGGATTCAAGGGCGTCCAGGGTAGACTGGCTAATCTTCTGCTCTTTATCGATCATTATTTCAATGCGCATAAAAGTCACCTCAGCTGATGACATCCATTGAGCGGTTGTATTCGTGGGTTCTGATTTTTGCCATGAGTTCATCAGTCAATTCAGAAACCCACTGCAGAGCCAGCCCCTTCTCTTCATCACTACACTCACTAGCCGCTACAAGCTTAAGAAAAAAATCAATGCGCTGGAGCTTCAAAGACTCCAAAAAATAGTCCTGCATCTTTCCTCCTATGACACCACACGCAATGCTGTATGCATAACCACTGTTTATATTTACAGTATATAATAATCTTACTGATGTAAAACGATTTTTTACGTTCATCAGCCTGATATGCCTGGTATTATTAAGAGCACGAATTGTTAACCCGCGTAATTAATACAGGTTCCGCCACTGATCATCTTCCTGCAAACGCTGGTTCCGATAGAAGATACGCAGGCCTGCTCCTGACGGAATACTGCCTCCGCGAAGGAGTAAATCGACCTCTTTCTCGCTGCCATCAAATCCTCTGGACTTCAGCTCATACACGAGCTGCAGTCGCTGATGGTCTGTAATTCGCTGTTTGTAGTCTTTACGCCGTTTCGGTTTCACCAGGCGTAACCTTGCTGCCAGTTCCCTGCGCTCTTTTTTGCTCATACTGTGCAGGTAATCGTGCAACTCCTTGTCATCCATGCTGGTAATGTCCGTTCTGGGGTCCCCATCAGCTGATTTATCTTTCTCCTGTTGGTTCAAATTTTCAGCAAGGGGACAGTTATTGCCACGAGTCCAAGGGGCGCAAGCGCCCTGGTCGGCTGCCGCCTCCTGAACGTCAACGGCCTTACGAACCATTTTCCACTTCACTGCATGAGTGCAGATTTTGCCCTCTGCAATGGGTGACCAGATGCCATAAATACGAATGCCGTGATCGCCATAGGCGGTCGGCTCTTCGTTGATTTCATAAGCGGTTCTGATGAGGTGATATTTACGGGGAACCAGTACGCCGCCCTGCTTCATGATGTAGGTGGCAAAACAACCAGCATCAGCTGCAGCCAGAATGGCATCAAGGCGCGGGTTATCCAGTACCGGCGCACCTGCTTTTTTGTCACCCTGTTGCCTTGCCACCTGACCAGCCAGCAATCGCAGTTCACGGTAAGCCTGACGCCCCGGAATGCCAAAGAAGCGGAATTGCTGAACACGATGCAGAGACGCCCAGGCATTAACGTATTCAGCGTTATCACGCAGAGATTTACCCGTTTCCTTGCTGATCTCGCCAGCCAGACCACGCCCGTCAATGTTCTTACTGATGTATTTCGCGATGTAGCTAGTCGGCGTTCCTTTGCGCGGGTTAATCAACTCAGACTTAAAGCGCGGCCCCGTGTTATTGCCCAGCTCCTCGCGGTCTTCACGGATGGCAAACTTACGCAGTAATGCAGTGATGGCGCGGCGGTCTTTTTTGCGCATAAAACACAACAGGTGCCAGTGAACTGTGCCGTCATGATGCGGCTCAGCAACCCGCACGCCATACCAGCGCAACCCGGCTTTGTGCATAGCCTTACGAAATGCAGCAAACATGCCGACCAGATAATCACTGCTTTGTCTTACCGTCGCATTTGTCCAGTTCGGGTTGGGTCTGCCGTTATTTAGCGTGGAATGGAAACGTGACGGACAGGTGATGGTGTAGAAAACGGCGCAGTCACCGCGCATTTCCGCGATAAGTTCCAGACCTTTAACACAGGCCATCATCTCATTGCGGCGATGCGCAGGGTTGCTGCTGCTGGCGTTTACCACATCCTCCATGTCCAGCGTGTCGCCGTCTTCGTTCACCAGTTCATGAGAACGGAAAAACTCCAGCGACTTACGGCGCTGCTCACGTTTATGCATCACGGCTTCATAGCTGACATAAGGAGATGCTTTTTTGCTGACCAGGCAGACAGCGCGCAACTGCTCTTCCCGCCATTCGCAACGCATCTTCCATAATTTCCGGTACCACCAGTCAGCGCACAACATACGCGCCAGCGAACCCGGAATGAGTTCATAGGGCACGGGTTTACGGCGGTTTCTTTTCCGACGGAGTTGCTCAAACGCAGGCGGGATAACATCCAGACGCAGGGTTTCCGCTACCACCTTTTCCCATGTCTTGCGGATTTCTTCTGGCTTAACGTCATCGGTGGCATACAAATCACCACAAGCTGCATCAAGGCACATGCTCATATGCGCAGCGACAAGGGTAGACAGGCGCTTCACCTGATCCTGACTCATTTCAGGCAGGATAAGCAGGCCATCCAGCCCTTCATGGCTTGCCATAAAGCGAAAAGAAGCGGATAGCTGACTGTCGCGTACATGCTCCAGTCGTTCCAGACATGGCTTAATCGTCTCACGCAAATAGCGGGAATAAGCCTTTGGCCTGCCCAGGCTGCTGAAGTATTCAATACGTTGCATCAGCGGCTTGCTGATATGGGAAGGCTGGGCATTGACGTCCGCCAGAATGACCATATCTGGATTAAAACGCTGCTGCTCATGCGCCAGCTTTGCCCGACTAATGAGCTTATCCTGCTCCATTTCGCGCTGGACAGGATCACGGGATTCATTAAAGAAATAACGCTCCCAGACCTGATCACTCAGTGCCTCGCGGCGCAGCTGTTCCTGCTCGTTATCGGCAGCGTACAGAGTGATCAGGTTTGAAAGCGCAGAAACCGGCGCAACTTCCGCCGGGTCCAGATAAGGGTTAATGGCCTTTTTCGGGCTGTTCCATGAGAACGATGCGGCAGCCTCGTTAAAGCCGCAGCAGTTGTTCATATCGGCATGGCTCATGCACGTACTCCGTACACGGCAGAACTATCCACGCCACGCGAATAATCAAATCCCACCCAGCAGCGCGGCCCGGAAACAGCAATGATTTCTGTTGCTGATTTACCCTCGCCAGCTGCCACACCGATGCTGCGTTTTGCCTTGATGTAGTGGTGAGTAAAATTGCGATACAGCGAACGGATCAGGGATGTGTCACTGTTAGAAACAATGACCGGATGTCCTTCTGATGACCGATGTTCAAGAACAGATGCCAGGTGATACTGGTCATCTTCAGTGAAACCATCAGTGTGATAGCCGGAAAACGTACCGTCATACGGCGGATCGCAATACACCACATCCCCCGCCTTCAACATCGCCAGCGTTTCATCAAAGCTGGCGCAGATAAACGTTGCTCGCTGGGCCTTTTCTGCAAATGCGCGAATTTCTTTTTCAGGGAAATACGGATTTTTATAATTACCGTAGGGAATGTTGAAATGCCCGCTCTTGTTATAGCGACATAAACCACGGTAACCGTGACGATTGAGATACAGGAAATATACCGCTTTCATGAAATCAGTAATTTCAGTGGAGTAATTAAACTCCTGCCTTATGTTGTAATAAGCCACCTCCCTGTTTGCGATCTCAAATAAAACTCTGGCGCGAGATATAAACGATTCACAATCAGCAGCAACCTTTTTATAGAGGTTGATTAAATCAGGATTAATATCCGCAACAAGATAGCTGGGGTACTCCGTCTCCATCATCACTGCACAGGAACCCGCGAAAGGTTCAACCAGTCGCGGGCCAGCAGGAAGATGCTTTTTCAGTTCGGACATAATGGCGGTTTTATTTCCCGCCCATTTCAGGATGGTGCTCATACAGCACCTCCGTTGTAATGTTTGCCTTTCAGCTCTGCGATTTCCTGACAGGTAATGCAAAGCTGCACACCCGGAATGGCACGGCGGCGTGCTGGCGGAATTGGCGCTTCACACTCAATGCAAAGCACGCGGGACACGCCCGGCGTTTTGGCACGGGCAGCACGGATATGACGCTGGCGTTCTTCTTCAACGCGCTGCTGTACGAGATCCATTGCATCAGCCATTAGTGGATCTCCTGCGCTTCGTTCTGGATTGCTTCAGCTGCCACACGCAGCAGTTCAGCCGCTTCAACGTGGTTTAGCTGGCGGGATGTGATATGGCACGCAAGGCTATCAAGGCGAGCTGCCATTGCTTCAGCTCTTGCCCGACGTTCTTCCAGACGAGCCTCTGTCAGTAAAATATTAAGTCCTGCGTCATCCGGTCCGGTTTTAGTCGAGAGGGTTTCAATATTACGCATAATCAATTCTCCTGAATTTAGATAAAGGAATGCCCGGCGGGTTTACGCCATGAATTTCATTAATTGGCTAATTCGGCATGGCTAGCCGTCTGGGAAATAAGCTCACCACTGCACGAAGATGATTCATTACTTTAATCAACTCCCGCTTTTCGTCAGTGGTCAGCTCATTAATGCTGATGCTATGACGTTCAGCTGGAATTTTTGCTATAAAGAATATAGCAGCCAGTGCCCGTTTATTTTGTTCATTATTGATATCCCGTGGATCACGCATATCTTTAATAAACCGCTCAAGCTCTGACTCAATATTAAGGCCAAAAACTTTCGCCCTTAATTCCGCAATGTGATTAAGTCCATTCAGGCGTTCGCCGGGGCTTAATGGAACAGTCGCCGCAGCGCCTTCAATAGCCATTTGTTCCCCCGTTTTTTCGTTGATAGTTCTGCCAGCAATTCATCTTGTGAACGGCACGGATGCCAGCGTTTACCATCCTTACCCATTATCCAGCCGTGACCGTAGTGCATTGCCGGACTTTGTTTTACCAGCAACGATGCAAATGATGGTTCTTTCGTCAGCATAAGCACCTCACAGCAAACCGAATGAAGCACCGAGGCCAGTCACGGTATCAACTGCACTCGCCATCGCAGGGTTAGCCTGTAAACGGGCCTGCAATGAAACAGCAGCCAGCGCCATCAGTCGTGTTACAGAGTTAATGCTGCTGATAGCATCACGACGACCTGCACTGGTTTTTACATCGCCAGATACCGCACCTGCAGCAACACGCCCGATCTCTGCGGTTGCACTCATGACGTAATGTGGCAGTTTCTCTTTTGCCACCTCATTAATCGGTACACATGGCAGGCAGTGAATCTGAGCCAGAAAACCATCTACCAGCGTTGAATCTTCAGTCAGATCGGTAAGCAACCAGATTTCTGGTGCAGTTAATAAATGAGGTTGAGCTGGGTTCAGCTTGTTCCGCAGAATCTGCACATTCATGCCTGCACGTTCTGCCAGTTGCACCAGGTTGTGGCGCAGTGCAAAAGCCCTACAGGCTTCATCGAAATGCGGATGTTTGGAAATCTTGTAATCAAACATGGTGCCCCCCTTAGAAAGTTCCCATAATTGAACTTACTTACCAACAATGACTCGGAAGTTGGAATGACCGAGGGATTCACGGACCTGATCGGTTTTGTACATCAGATAACGCAGGCTTACGCGGCCTTTGTTTTTTTCTTTCTTGACCATGTACTTAGCAAGTTGACCATGGTGAATTTTTTGGTAAACAGAGCCGCGGGAAATACCCTCCCACTCTGCGAACTCTGCAGGCGTAGCCATCTCTTTTGGTACACGAATTGAAATATCAGTACTCATAGTGCAGTATCTCTTACTTTGTGTGCGTGTTAGTTCGTTTTAGCCCGTCTCTTAAACTCTCACATCAAGAGACATGAAGACATTACGATCTTGATTCAAGATTGTCAAATGGAGATCACCAATGTTAAACATCAGAATGGGTTCCGATACGGGAGGTAAGGCAGCTATTGAAAGGCTGCTTGAGGCTTATGGATTCACAACTAAGCAGGCATTAAGCGAGCACCTGAATGTCTCAAAAAGCACTATGGCAAACAGAGTGTTACGTGACAGCTTTCCTGCTGACTGGATAATTCAGTGCGCACTAGAAACCGGTGTTTCGTTGCTTTGGTTAGCTACAGGACAGGGAAGCATGAAAGGAGGAGCTGAGCCTGAGAAAAGTTCTCATAATGAGAACAAACAAGCAATTAAACCGTTATCCAAACTCATAACTCCAGCTATTCCTAAAGGAACCCTGGAGAATGGACAACTCAGTATTGATGAAGAGATTTTCCTAGACCACAGCATATTACCTGCAGATTATGAAGAATCGATGTTCTTAGAAACCCCTACTGATTGTTATCTCATCGATAAATCAATTAAACAGGTCAGCAATGGATTCTGGCTTATCAATATTGATGGAATGATTATTGTTGCAAAAATCATGCGGATTCCCGGCAATAAGATTGTAGTAAATCAAGATGAAGCGTCTTTCGAGTGCTCTACTGATGATGTGGAAGTTATTGGGCGTGCAGTCAAAGTAATAAAGAGTATCTAAACATGACTGTCAGAAAACAGCCAAACGGTAAATGGTTGTGCGAGTGCTATCCCAATGGACGCAATGGCAAGCGCGTGCGTAAGCAATTTGCTACGAAAGGCGAAGCCATTGCTTTTGAAGGCTTCACAATGGAAGAGGTGAACAAAAAACCATGGCTGGGGGAAAAGGAAGATCGGCGACACCTATCAGAATTAATTGAGCAGTGGTATTCCCTGTATGGTCAAACACTCGCAGACCCCAAGCGCCTCATGGCGAAACTTAGAATTATCTGTAATGGTCTAGGCGATCCCATCGCCTCAGAACTAACAGCCGGTGACTTTACGAAATACCGCGAAGCACGGTTAAAAGGTGAAGTACGAAATGAAGATGGCACGCTTATGTCGCCCGTTAAGCCCCGCACGGTAAACCTTGAACAGCGCAATCTATCATCGGTGTTCGGTACATTAAAAAAACTAGGACACTGGTCAGCACCAAACCCGCTGGCAGGACTTCCGACCTTCAAAATTACCGAAGGTGAGCTGGCTTTTCTTTCCGTGGACGAAATCAAGCGCCTGTTGGCTGCATGTGCTGAATCTCAAAGCCCGAGCCTACTAATGATTGCAAAAATATGCTTAGCTACCGGCGCACGGTGGAGTGAAGCCGAAAACCTTCAGGGCCACCAAATATCGAAATACCGAATTACTTATACAAAGACAAAGGGCAAGAAAAACAGAACAGTACCAATATCTCAAGATCTGTATCACGAACTCCCCAAAAACAGAGGGAAGTTATTCACGCCATGCAGAAAATCTTTTGAGCGTGCAGTAAAAAGAGCAGGTATTGACTTGCCAGAGGGCCAGTGCACGCATGTATTGCGCCATACATTCGCTAGTCACTTTATGATGAATGGCGGAAATATTCTTGTATTGAGAGATATTTTAGGGCACTCAGATATAAAAATGACAATGGTCTATGCCCATTTCGCACCAGAACATCTTGAAGATGCTGTTACTAAAAACCCCTTATTTAACTTAAAGTGATAAATAAAAATGCATATTCAACAAGAACTCGATGAAGAACTTAATAATCTTTTTGACACTATTAGAAAAAAATCAAGTATTCGACCACCAATTGAGATTGAAAAAAACCTTACTTTGATAGATGACTTCGCTCTAAAATGCAGTAAATTCCGGGGTTGTTTAGTAGATTACATCCAGGAAAATGATAACAGGTTAAGTTTACGCTTGCGCAATAGACTTAGAGCTGTAGATATCATGCAGAAAGAAATCGTCTCGTGTTTAGAGTGTTTTTTATCAGGGGATATTAAGTCGGCATATGACTCATTTGAAAGTATGCTAGAGCCACGAACTATATCTCGTCATATTGAAAATATATGCATACCTCTTTCTGACTTATGTAATGAAGATAAACCATTATTCCGCGTTAGAAAATCTGATACGCCACTTACATCAAGAAGAGATATGTTTCATATTCCGTTCAGTCAGCGTCACTTTGTTAGAGCACAGAGATTTTCAGTTGCTGGTCTACCCTGTTTATATTTAGGAACATCTCTTTATATATGCTGGAGAGAAATGGATAAGCCAGATTTTGATAAGCTATATATATCTGCCTACAAGATCGATAAAAATAATGACTCAAAGGTACTAAATATAGGACCTGATTTTTTATATAAACAGAGATCTATATTAGAGTCAAAAAGAAAGAACAAATATGATTTCAATACCAAACTCTCATATTTAGCACTTTGGCCTTTGATAATTGCATGCAATTATTTAAAAAAATATGACAATGCTTCCTTTGTACAAGAATATATTATCCCCAATCTTTTGATGCAATGGATCAGTCGGAACAGCAATGAGAATGTTGTTGGTATAGCCTACCGCTCAACAAAATTACCTGCTAATGCCTTAGGTAGCAGAGGAATAAATGTGGTACTTCCTCCAAAAGTGCGTTACGAGGAGATGGCCAATAATGAATTTTGTCCAAATCTAGCGAAAATTTTCAAATTCACATTGCCTGTATCTTGGCAGGTCCTAAAAACAGTTGAGTACGTGCCTGAATCAGTTGCACAATCCGATCGAGAGAATCTCAGCAGAAGGCTACGAAGAAGAAAAAATCGTGAGCTAACAGGAAGCATAGATGATGAAATTTTGAACATCTATAATTTAACTGACTTTTATAAACTCGAAACTTGTATGGATGAAATTCAAGTATATGCCCATATTAAACCATGATAGTAATGGCGACATTTTGGCGGCAGAGCATTAAAAGCCTATAAAACGGACAAACACCAAATAACATTAACAATATGTTTTCAAACGAAATTTACTGTTTTTGTTATAGTAAAAATGGTATGTAGGAATTTCGGACGCGGGTTCAACTCCCGCCAGCTCCACCACTTGCTCTTCCGGATACGTCCGGAGAAATCCTGAAAGCCCGCATAGCACAAGCTCTGCGGGCTTTTTTGTGTCTACCGTTGTCCGAGGATATCCAGCTAAATCCAGTGATTATTGGTATACGTTTAGGTATACGGTAGGATGTATACCTAAACGCGTATACCAATTCATGAAGGAGCGGCCAAATTGGCAAGAACGACACGCCCCCTGACCAACACAGAAGTACTGCGCGCTAAAGCGTTAGAAAAGGATCTAACGTTGCATGATGGCGATGGTCTTTTTCTACTCGTTAAAACGAACGGTAAGAAGTTATGGCGTTTCCGTTATCAACGTCCGGCAACAAAGCAACGGACAATGATGGGGCTAGGAGCCTTCCCAGCCCTTTCACTTGCTGACGCCCGACGCTTAAGAGCGGATTACCTTTCCTTGTTAGCCAACGGAATTGACCCGCAAATTCAAGCTGAAATTGCAGAGGAACAGCAGCAAATCGCACAGGACAGTATTTTCTCGACGGTCGCCGCTAATTGGTTTCAGCTCAAAAGCAAAAGTGTTACCCCTGATTATGCAAAAGATATTTGGCGCTCATTGGAAAAAGATGTATTCCCCGCCGTTGGTGAGATGCCCGTTCAGCAGATCAAAGCTAGAACATTGGTCGAAGCACTTGAGCCAGTCAAAGCTCGTGGGGCATTAGAGACTGTACGTCGTCTGGTGCAACGCATTAACGAAATAATGATTTATGCGGTTAACACTGGCTTGATTGATGCAAACCCAGCATCAGGTGGGTAATGACTCCAACTTATTGATAGTGTTTTATGTTCAGATAATGCCCGATGACTTTGTCATGCAGCTCCACCGATTTTGAGAACGACAG